CCTTGATGATCTAAATACTCCCAAGACTTTTGACCAATGTAATTTCTAAAATCTAAAAAATCATTATCAGCTGTAAGCGGTGTTGAATGATATGATCTTCCAAAGTCACCATTTTTTTTTATAAATTCTTTTTCTCTTTTACGTGCATCTACAATATATTTGTTTGAAGCTTTGTTTAAAGATTTTACAAACTCTGGTTTTTGTTCTGACCAAATAGTTGTGTTAAAATAATTGTTAATGTACATATGTATACCATCCTGTTATTATATATTTAGTTTCTTGCGTTACAATACCCCTATGAGTATGTGTCCAAAAAGAAGGAAATAAAATTGTTTTTCCTGTTTCTGGTTTTATTTTTTGTTTTTGATAAAAAAATTCTGTTTCTCCTCCTTTTTTTATATCATTTAAAAAAGTAGAAAATGCTAAAATTCTATTATTGTTTCCTTGATATCCTGTAGATTCTGTGTGCCAGCCAAAATAAGATTCACCTGGTTTATACTTTTGTATTTTTAAAATAGGAGATGTGTACCAAGGTTCTTGTCCTTTGTCGATATATTCATATTTTTTTATATATTTTTTTAAAATATTATATAATGCTGAAAAATAATTATTTAATTTTTTATCTTCACAATTTAAATATATTTCACTCATTTTTTTAAAATTATCATTTTGAGTTGTTTTATTTTCATTGTTTTCATAACAATCTATTAAATCTTTACATATTTTTTTGTCAATGTAATCTTCATATATAAACATTACCTAAACGGTTTTCCTATATGCCAAACAACAAGACTATATCTTGTACCTGATGTTACAGGTTTAACTCTATGCCACACAAATGAAGGGAATACAATAATAGATCCTTTTGGTAATATCTCTTTACATTGTATTCTATGTTTATCTTCATCTCTCATATTAGGTGGGTAAGTTCTGAAATCAAATTCTAGTTCACCACCTTTATATTCTGAACTATCTGTTAATTGACAAGTCATAGATAATTTTCTTATTTTACCGTGTTCATTAGGACTATTTGGTTTATCATAAGGTTTATCCCAACTATCACAATGCCAATCATAGTATTGGTTGTGTTTGTATTTTGTAAATTGACAAGATTCTGAAAAATTCCAATCAAAGTTCCAACCAGCATTTTTATTAGCTTGATGCACAAAAGGATGTAATTCTTTATAAATCCAAAGATCATTTAACCAAACTAAATCAGAGTTTCTTTTTCTTTTTAAATCTAATACTTCTTCTTTTTTTAATTCTCTATTACCATAACCACCTGTTCTAGCCATAACTTCTTTTTGTGAATTCGCATAAGCTATTACATCATCACAAAATTTTGGTGTTAGCGCAGATTTAAAATACCAATAATAATTAGATATATTCATAAGTTATGGTTTGCACAAAATTCAAACTATCCTTTTGATTATTAGTTAAGTAATACATATTAGTTGATGGAAACATAATAAACATATTGTTTTTAAGTGGTATATCCCAGCTTCTACCTTTACGTCTATTATCTTCATAGTGTATTCGAACTATACAATTTTTGACTTTTACACCATATAACAATGTAAAGTCTGGTGAGTTACGTAAATCTACTGGATCAATATTTAGTAATGGAATTGTAGTTTCTGCAGGTTTATAGATATTTCCCCACGTATCTTTATTAATTAAATTTATACCATACTCAAGACCAATGTAATCTCGAATATAAGTATTTAACATATCCCAAGTTCGTGAGAATGGAAATTTTTTGTTTTGAATTACTGATTGTAAGATGTCGCTTGATAATTTATCTCGGTCAATGTCCCAATCTTTAGGCATTGCCACATCACCATAATATAGAGCTTGCTCTGTTAATACTTTCTTTTGCATACCACCACCAAATATAAATTATGCGTTGCTGTCTGTCAAGTCCCAGGATTGGTTAGCTTCATTCCAGATGTAAATCCATCTGTGAGTAGCGGGTGCTGTAACATTTCCTTCAGCATCTGTTGTAGGTGTATTTTGAGCTTGTTGTTCTTCAGTTAATGCAGGAGCATCACCGATCGGTGATTTCCAAGAAGCTGATTCGATGTGTTTTACCCAAGAAGCATAAGGTTTTTTAGGCCAGAAAATTTGATTTTCCTCGTCCCATTCATAACCTATACCTGCGTAATTACCTCTAAAAGGTGTTCCGCCACCTGAATGTTGATTACCTTGTGTATTGTAAGATGTTTGAATCCACATTTGTGCAGGCCAGTTATTGTGTAGTTCTAAATATTGTTGACCTACTGATTCATCTTCAACATCGTTAGCATTTAACATATCTTTGTTATCAAGTGTTAATACTTGAATAACTTTTCCGTTAGCTCCTAGTTTTGCAAAATGTGCCATAATGTTTCTCCTTATATATTAATTTTAATTATCATTCAACTATTGAAATTTATACCTAATAATAACAATTCCTGAACCACCTGTACCACCATTCCAATCTGTTACGGGAGCACCTGGAGGTCCTTCAATAGAACCACCTCCACCACCACCTGTATTAGCAGTACCATTATTTCCTGCTCCAGGATTTAATGGAGGATTACTATGTTGACCTGCTGCTCCACCGCCACCTGAACCACCTGCTCCAGAACTTACTGCGTATGTTGAACCAGTATTAGTGTAGGTACCACCACCTCCACCACCACCTCTTGTGACTGGTGAACCTGTAATACAAGATGTTAGACCTGCTCCACCTGCAGATATACCGCCTTCTAATGGTGAACTACATTTACCGTCAACTCCAACTGCTCCGGCTCCACCACCGCCACCAGCGGTGTAAATTTGCGCTCCTGGACTTTGTTTACCTGCTCCTCCATTATTACCTTGTGGTGGACTTACAGGAGGTGTGTTACCATTTCTTGCTAAAAGTGCGTTTGCGCAGTTACCTGCTGAACCACCAGCACCTGAACCACCTGCTCCATAAGATGTAGAAGCAACACAACTTGGTGCAGAAGTAGCGTGACCTACTGAACCGCCACCACCTTGTGATGTAATTGTTGAAAATACAGAATTAACTCCATTAGATGCACTAGTATTAGTGCCCGCTGGTGCAGGAACTCCAGCACCACCACCACCGACTGTTATGGGAAAACCTGTAGCTGTCACTGGTAAAGCTGATGCTCCTAACGGACTTGGTCCAGCAGAGTAACATCCTGATGCTGTTCCATCTGAAAATCTATAGCCTCCAGCTCCGCCTCCACCACCTGCTCTCATAGCTGCTCCACCACCGCCTGCTATAACTAAATAATCTACTGTATTAGAACCTGATGCATTTCCTGCGGAAGATACACAGAATGTGCCTGGACTAGTAAATGTGTGAATTTTAAAATTTCCTGATGTTGCAACAGTATTACCACCTGTCGCTGCAACAAATTCTGCTTGACTTGCTTCTGATTGTAATCCTGAATCTGTTACTAACCAACCTTTTGTTGAATCTATAAAAACTAATGTAACTGCTATACCTTCTTGAATTAATTTTGGATCTGTAGTTGAACCAGCAGCTTTATCTGAACCATTTAAATTTAAAGTTACATTATTTGTATCAAAAGTATTTGCATAATCTTTAAAACCAACAACTGCTCCCGCAGCTCCTGCTGGAAGATTAATTGTTATTGGTCCACTTGTTGTATCGACAAAATATCCTTCACCGGTCACCGCTGTAAAACCAGATGTCTTAACTGTTGTGTTCCAAGATACGGCACCTGTTGCACCAAAACCTGATGCAGTACCAGAGTTTGTTATTGATACACCAGCAGGAATTGTTATAGTGTCACCACTATCTCCTAACTGAACCGTACCACAATTTGTTCTTGGACTAATTTTATTTACTTTTACTTCACTCATAATTTACCTATTGAAATTTGTACCTTATTATTACTATACCTGAACCACCATCACCACCTATAGCCGCAGAAGGTGTACCAGGTGCATAATTTCCTGCACCACCGCCACCACCAGAATTAGCTGTAGCCTGTTGTCCTGATCCTGCATTTCCGCCAGGCCCTGATTGTCCGCCACCGCCTGAACCACCAGATCCTCCTGTTCCAGCAAAACCAGAACCTCCGCCTCCACCACCTCTTGTGACCGGTGATCCTGTAATAGAAGAAGCTACACCTGCACCTCCTACACCTCCATTATTAACACCAGGAGGATTGGTAGTGCCAGCACCTCCAACAGCACCAGCTCCACCGCCACCACCGCCTGATTCACTACTACAAGATCCTGGTGTTCCTCCAGGATTTCCTTGAGGTGGACTTACAGGAGGTGTATTACCTGTACCTATAGTGTTAGGCGTAGCTCCACCACCGCCATATGCTCCTCCACCAGAACCACCTGGACCCGCAGCTGAATTTCTTGCTCCTCCGCCTCCACCAGTAGATACTATTGTAGAAAAAACTGAAGGACTTCCACTAGGACCAGTAACACTAGATCCTGGGGCTGATGCACCACCTCCTACTGTAATTGGATAACCTTGTGCTGTTACAGGTAAACCAGCATTTGCTCCTGAAGTACAAGCTAAAGGACTAGCGGTATAACAATCTGATGATGCTTTACCTTCTCTAAAACCTCCAGCTCCACCACCACCACCGACACCACCACCGCCAGCGCCACCACCAGCAAGTACGAGATATGAAACTGAATTAGATCCTGCAGCATTTCCTGCACTACTAACTGTAAAAGTTCCTGGACCTGTAAAAGTATGAATTTTAAAATCTCCTGATGTTGTTACAGTGTTTCCACCTGATGCAGATACAAAAGCAGGGATTAAACCTGTTTCTGTATCTTCTGCATTTTGAACATTAATCCAACCCTCTGTTCCATCTACATAAACTAAAGTTATTGCTTGACCATTAACATTTAAAACTGCATTCTGTGCAACACCACCAATTGGTTCTGAATTTCTATTAATTGTTAAATTTTCTGAATTAAAAGTTCTTGTATAATCAGAAAAAGCTACAATATCTCCAGCACTTGGTGAAGCAGGTAAGTTTACTGTAAATGCTCCACCGGAAGTATTACAAAAATATCCTTCACCACTAGCAGCTGTAAATGTGGCAGTTTTAATTGAGCCAGTTTGCCAATCAACAGAACCTGATCTTCCAAATCCTGATTGTGATGCTCCACTTGCAAGTGATACCGTATCACCACTTGCACCAATTGTAATTGCTGTTCCTGATTGAGAAATTATTACTCCACCATCAGCAGCTTTATAATTATCTGATCTTATGTCGTTTCCGGTCACAGTAACTGTGTTACCTGACGCTCCAACATTTATTGCAGTTCCACATTTATTGATGATGTTTGAATCATCTGAAACTTTTGAAATATTATCTACTTTTATTTTACTAGTCATAATTATTGAAATTTATACCTTATTATTACTATTCCTGAACCACCAGCAGCGCCAACAAAATCACCTGGACTAGGTCTACATCCTGGTCCACCACCTCCACCACCACCAGTGTTAGCTGTTCCTGCAACCGCTGACGTAGTATGTTCACCACCTGCTCCACCACCACCTGTTCCACCAGGTTGAATTGTAGGAGCATTATTAGCACCACCTCCACCACCACCAGCATATGCTGTTGGCGTATTGTTAATACTTGATGTTGCACCAGCTCCACCAACTCCAGTTGCTGAAGAACCACTTGAATCTCCACCTACTGCTGTAGCTCCACCTCCACCACTAGCGTAATAATAACCTGAACCTACTGGAGCAGTAGCAGCTCCTCCATCGTTTCCTTGCGGGGGACTAACTGGAGGTGTGTTTCCTACACCTCCTGCAGGAGTAGTTGAACAACCGTGTATTGTTCCTCCTCCAGAACCACCATTTGCTCCTGAATTTGGTGGACCAGGGTGAGAACCACCACCTCCACCACCTGCTGATGTTATGGGTGATGATGGAGCTGAAAAAACTGAATTTGATCCATTTGGGCCTGGAGTCCCACGAGTAGTACCTCCTGCTCCACCTCCACCAACTGTTATTGGTATGGCTCCTGGGGCAATTGGTATAGATGTGGTTGCTGCTAAAGGAGAAGCTGTCCAACAACCCGATGTTGCTGCAACTTTTGATTCTCTAAAACCCCCAGCACCTCCTCCACCGGCTCTTTCAAATCCGCCTCCACCACCTCCGGCAACTACTAAATAATCTACTTGTGCTAAAGCACCTTGTCCTGCTGAAACACAAAAAGTTCCTGGTCCTGTAAAAGTATGAACTTTAAAATTTGTACAAACAGTAGTAATTGTTCCACCAGTTGCTGTAATAAATTCAGAGCCTACTTCAGTATCCTCTGCATTTTGAACATTTATCCAACCTTTTGTACTATCCACATAAACAAAAGTTGTAGCTTGTCCATTTACATTCAATTCTAAGTCAGCGGCAGCACCACCAATTTTTTCTGAACCATTTGGTGAGATTGTTAAATTATTTGTATTAAAATTTCTTGCATAATCAGAAAAAGCGACTATTGCTCCAGCTGATCCTGCAGGTAAATTTGCTGTAATAGCGTTACTAGATGTATCTACAAAATAACCTTCGCCAGATGCTGCAGTAAAAGTAGCAGCTGTTTTAATTGATCCTGTTTGCCAATTAACAGAACCAGATCTTCCAAATCCT